CAGCGGTCCGCCTGCGGGCCGCCGGGCGCCCGCCTGCGGGCCGCCAACAACAGGCGCCGGACGGCGCCCGTTTTTATCACGTGGTCAGAATGCCCCCCAGATAGGCAAAGGACGCCGCATGGCGGACGTTAAAATCCACCAACTGAAGCGCCACAACGCGCAACTGCCCCGTGGTCGAAAGCGAATAGGGGTCAACCGTCAGGTCAACGCCCGTCCACATTCCCACCGCCGCATCGGCCCAATTCCCGAGAATGGCCAGGCTACAAACCGCGCCGGACGTTCCGCGGACCGTGGTCGAAGAGATGTTATTCGTAACCGCGCAAGGGTAGCCCAGGATTTCACCCAAGCCGCCGCTTCCCGGCTGATTGGTATAGACCGGAACCGTGCCGTACGTGTTATTAACGGCCGGCACCTGCCGCAGCTTCCCGCGCACCTTGGGATTGGTCACCCAGGCCACGGAACCGGAGTCCCCATTAGCCGCGGCCAGCAGGGTTTCCACGCCAACAAACATACCATATGTCGGCGCCGCGCCGTTGGTATCGGCATAGCTAGAGCCAATCCCGGAAATTCCGGACCCGGCCGCGCCAAAAATACCCGTCGGCTGGCCGCTGCTACCCGTGCCGTGGAACGCGGCCACGTCGATGGCGGACCCGATAGCCGCCGCCAGGTCGTTTTCCACCAGCATATCGGCGGCCGGCGTGGACTGGACAAGCAATTTCTTAGACAGGTCCACCTTACAACCGACGACACGCGGCGCCAGCGTCATTTGACCGAGCGTTTCGCTTGAGTCCGTAACCGCCGTCGTTTCGTCCGAAAGCCAATAGGCCGTTGCGCCGGACGCCAGCCGCGGGATCGCCAGGTCCCCGACAAGGCCCCCCATTTCAATGGCCCCCAGGCCCAAGATTACCGACTTATTCCGCAGCAGGTCAATGAAGGACTCCGGACGCAATTCCGTTGCCTTGAGATAGCCGCCGGCGGACGCCGTGGCCACGTTAAGCGCCCGCTGGCCGTGCCGCTTAACCGCACTCGTAACATCATGCGGGACCATGATACCGCGGGCCGCCCGTCCGCTAACCGTTTGCGCGGCGGCGGAACATTCAAATTCAAAACCCGCCGCGTCCTGCAACGCCCGGGACTGCGGATTGGCCAGCGCGTTGATTGCGCGGACAAAAGAATATCGGGACGTTTCGCGTTCGGTCATACCGATATTCGGGCTTGTCGTCACCTTCTGAATTTTTCCGAGCGCCTCCAAAACGTCCCGGCGGAATTCCGCGATATCCTGCCCGGTAGCGATCGCCTTGCGGGTCAGGTCGTCCATACCGTGGCGTTCCCCAATAGCGAGAATTTCGTTTACCCGCGCCAGGTCCGCGGCCCGCGTGCGGGTTTCCACCTCGCGCACATCAACAACAGACGGCGCCGTCGTTTCGTCCTTCATTTTGGCAACTCTTTCCGCCGGCAACGCCGGCACGGTTTCAACGTTTCGCCCCACCGCGGATTCAATATCCGCCTGAATGCTGGCCAATGAAATTTCCATTGGCTCCCAATCCACAACCCGAAACAACGGCCGGCCGTCCGGAGCAATTTCCTCCCGGAAATCATGGACAATATACCGAACCGACACGCCCCGCCGAATACCCGTTGCCACGTCCTGAAATATGTCGGTTGATCTTGCGCCCACGCCGAAGCGCAATTTTGCCCGGCCCCGCCGGTCCGCGTCAACCGCCCAACTTTCTACAACGCCAACGTGGTCCGCCGGGTCGTGATTCACCAGGACCGCCAAACCCCGGTCCAACCTATCACCACGGATTGCCCCGTGTTCGTGGCTCAAAACTTCATAGTACCCGCCACGGTCAACCAACGCCTCCGAGCTAAAAACAACGTCCGCCGTTCTGGCGTCAACGTTGACCGCCTCCCGGTTGAACGCCACGCCGCGCCGCTGTTCACCGCGGCTATACGCGGCAACGGCCACCGCGTCCACGTAGTCGCTAGCCCTCATCATCCACCGCCGTTCCTTGATTTGTGGCCGGCTTTACGGCCGGCCTAACCATAGCCGCCACGTCCGCCGGCAGGATCCCCAATATCCGCATTTTTTCCAACTCTAGCGCCCGCTCCGCAAAAACCGTATCCGGGTCCCGCCCTTGATCGCGGATAACCGCCGAAATTGTATTAACGTTGTTGGCCACCGCGTCCAGCGCCGCGGACATATCTTTTGCCGGGTCCACCCAGGACCAGCGCCGCGCCTGCCATGTAACGTTGCGATATTTCGTTTCCGCCGCCGCCTTGAGCGGAGCGGGCTTAATCCCGGCCGCATAGATTTGGCCGGCCGAAAGCGCCAGCGTAAGCCAACGCTCAAACACCGGAACGCAAAACGCATCAATGAAAAATTCTTGGAGCGCCTTCCACGCCTCACGCTCTTCTAAAACGCCCGTGCGGATACTGGAAAAATTGACACCTTCGAGATCCCCAGAAAGCGCCGTATATGAAACGCCAGGCCCCAGACTTCCCGAAATCGTCTGCAAACACGTTTTGACAAAAGCCCCGAATTGTTCGTGGGGATATCGCGGATCAAAGCCGGTGAACGTTGTTCCGGCGGGCAATTCTTCAATGGTCCCGGACTCAAAATCGGTTATTGCGTTGCCGCTGCCGTCCCGGCCGTCGCCGGAATAACTATCCCCGTCCGGCGTAGTCAGGAAACCCATTTTCGCCGCGCCGGCCCGGGCCGCGGTAATGGCCGCCTCAAAATACCCGTCTAGCATTTTAAGGCGGCCCATTGCCGTCGAAATTGGCGGATATCCGCGCAACTGCCCCACGTGGTCCGCTTGGAACGCGTGAACAATTTCCGCCGCCGGGACTCGGATATATTGCCGGCCGTTCGCCGCCGTGTATCCGCGGGCCGGGTCAACCGCTTGCCTCAAATGGTAGGCAACCGGCTTTCCGTTGGCGTCGATTTCCACACCCAAGCGGATTAGGTTTCCGTTTGTTGCCGTGTCATTAAACCGAACGTCCAAAGATTCAGGGTCCAGCATTTGGAGCCGGTAACCATATTTCCCGCCGGCGGGACGGCCGACAACGTGGCGGGCCAGGATTTCGCCGTCAATTGCTAGGCTTGTTATCGCCTGCAACTGTATCCGCACCCAGGATAACCGCTCTGCCAAATCGCAATTTTCCGGGCGGCCCCAATCGGACCACGCGGATTCAATCCCGTCATTTGCCGGCGTGTCCGGCTTGCCGTTGACGCCGACGCTCCGGGCCTGCAATGTAACGCCGCGGGCGCCGACAACGTTCGTGCGGACCATTGACACAAAGCGCCGGACGAAATCGTTGTTCAGATAGGAATCGCGGCTACGTGCCCGCAGCACGTTAAGGCTTTCATACAGGTTTGAATTAATGCTTTCGGATTTGGTCAACCAACCGGACGCCAGGCGGTCCGACTTGGCGCTATTGAACCCACGGGCGCCCCACGGCCGCGGGAAAGCTCCGCGCCTAACAACTGCCGCCCGCCGGCGAAACAAATCAAAAAAGCCCATTGGTCCGCCTATCCCGGGAACCGGATAAGGACACGCCCCCGCGGTTGTTCCCCGGCGTCAATCGCCGCGGTCCGCGCTTCCGCGGCCACACGGCCGCGCCAGAAAACTTCAGCCGCCTGCAATTCCGCATGGCTCATTTTCGTTATCGAGCGCCCGGCAACGGAAACCGCCGCGTGGTCTTCCGTCGCCCGGTTTTCCATAACCGCCGCAATTGCATCTAGGACGATGCGGGCATGACTGCGGGTTTCAAGCGTTTGAGCCGCGGAATAATCCGGGATAACCTCGCACGTCCCAACGCCAGCAACGGCCGCCTCTAAAACTTCCGCCCCGACAACGCGGGCGGCTTTGGCCTGCCACCCGTAGACCCCCGCCACCAGGTCCGCGGACGCGGCGGCCTCAATAACGGCCGCGTGGTCTAGCCCCGACGCCGTACATTCGACGGTAAACTTTCCGGCCGCATTCAGAAACGTATAGATCAGGGTCCAAACGTCCGCCGGATAGTCCGGCAATGATTTCGTCCACGCAACCGGCGCCCCGGCAAATATCGTTTTGGGTTCGCTCGTTTCCACCGGCTAACCTTTCCAGCTATTAACAAACCCGCCACGCTTCACGCGTGGCAACGTCCCGCGGCCAGCCGGCCCCCCGGTTTTATCCCCGCCGTCCGTAGCTGCCGGACTATCCAGGCGGCGGGCCAGCGCATCAAAATTTGGTTTCAAAAGAAACAGCGCCGCGTAATCCAAAACGGAACAATCAAGCGCCTCATTTCGTACGCGCTTCTTTTTCCAGACACGTTTCGGGACGCCCATATAAAAGGACGTGTGAAGGTCTTCCGCCGTCAATTGTGCAAAATACTCCGGGCCGAAATCGTCCGACTCTGGAAAGTGACAAAAACCCGGGCCGGGGTCCTGCCGGCGCAACCTTGACTGTTCAAGGCTTTTTATTTCGTCCACGCCGACAACGAACAAATCCACCGGCCGGCGGTCCCGGCCCATTTTGCGGCGGGACGGCGCCGAAACCATAGGCCGCCCAAATCCGGCCCGGCCAACCGTTGCGAAAACGCGGCGGCTTGCCCTTTCTTTCACGTACGCATAAACCGCTTTCGTATAGTGTCCGCCCGAGTCAATACACGTTGCCGCAACGGATAGACGGTTTCCCGACTCGTGGACAAACGATCCGGACAAAATGATATCGTCAAGCGCCTCCCAGATTTCCGGTTGTGCCGGATCCCCGTACAAAACCCGGTAGGCAACGCGCCAACTTTCTTCCCCGTGCCCCCACGCCCGCACTTGAATTTCTAGCCTATCGTCCTGAACGTCAACGCCGGCCGTCAATACAACCCCGCCGTCCGGGACCGGCGCCGCATACGTTTCGCGGCGGCCGATAAGGTCGCCCGCATCGACGCCCTCCCCGGTTTCCTCGAACGTTTCACCTAAACACGTGTTCACGAAAACGCGCCGTAATTCGGTATCCCCTAGCGCCTCATAATGCGCCGCCACCAGGTCCCGCCACCGCACCCACGGGGAATACAATTCGGACAAATGAAACCCGGCCACCCCGGCCGCAAACGCTTCAGCGGTCCAGACGCCCGCCCTTAGCATTTTTGTCCGCGCCTGTTCTGGGATCGCGGCCCCGCACCCGTCGCAATCAATCCACGGATCAAGGCCGTCCCACCCGTGGCCGTCCGCCTTTTTTCCCCACTTCAAATTTTTCCATAATAGCGGCTGGTAAAGCCCACAATGCGGACACGGACAATAGAAGCGCCGTTGGTCCGACGCTAAAAACGCCTGTTCAATCCTAGACGCCCCTTTGACCGTTGGCGTTGAAACCATAACCGTCAGGCGATTATGAAACGTTGCGGAGCGTTTGCTTGCTAGCTTGAGCGGATCGCCTTCAGCGCCGGCCGAAACTGGATAGCGGTCTATTTCGTCGGCAAAAATGACACGTATCGGGCGCATTGCTAGGCTGGCCGCGGAATTGGCGCCGCAAATTGTCAAATGCCCGCCCGGGAAACCCTTGTGCAAAAGTGTATTGTCTGAATCTTTCGACCGGACCGGCCGCACCTTCCCGGTTAAAACCGGCGTATCCCTAACCATTGGCGCAACCCTATCTTTTGAAAGGGCCTCGCCCATTTGGAGCGTTGGCTCAATCGCCAAGATTGGCGCCGGGTCTTGATCTATAAAATAACCGATTCCATTCAACAGGATTTCGGTTTTCCCAACTTGAGAACATGACTGGACAACAACAACCGATATCCCGGGTTCGCTCATCGCATCCATTATGCCGCGTTGGAAAGGCGCCCTATCCGTTTGCCAACGTCCCGGTTCGCTTGCCGCCTCCCGGCTTAGAATTCGATTGGCGTCCGCCCACTGGGAAACCGTTAGCGTCGGCGGCGGGCCTATCATCAGGGCCGCCGATTTCATAAGATCCCCGGCCGTGCGGGTCTGAATATTGGCCCGGGTCATATTCTTTTAACTCCGCCAGGCCCGCAAAAACCAATTCCCGCAACTCCGTTTCTGCCTCCCGCACGGATCCGCCAACAACCCGCGGCGCCGCCGTTG